TGTTGCGTAGTAGAAAGTTCCAGCGTTAGATGATGCAGCAGAAGGGCGCGCACCAAGAGTTCCCGTTGCAGTTCCGCCAGCAGGTATCCAGCCGTTGCCGTTGTAGAAATAAAGAGTGTGTGTGCTTGTGTTGTAATAAATCTGACCGTCAACTGGCGATCCTGGTGCAGAGGCAAGGTTCTGAATGACTGCGTTGCTAAGTTCATTCTGTGTTAGGTCTATACCTACGAGGAATTTACGGCTCATCTTTACTCCTTAGATGATATATGCAACGCCGCTGAACGCTGCAGTAAAAGTGATGATCATGGTATCGGTAGAAGGATAACTGAAAGTCCCTTCACATTGTGTACCTGCTGAGTCATGAACCACCGCCGTTGGATGACCGTTTAGGTTGTGATTTATTGTCCAGGTTGCGCTTGGTGAGTTCTGCGTATGAACATAGAACACATCGCCAGGATTAAAAACACCTGGTGCGCCCTGCGGCCCTGGTGAAGTTACCGAGACAGTTGGCTGCTCATTGATAACCGTGATGTTAGGGATTACGGGCTGGACAATAATCTGATCAGACATGAGTGACCTCCGCTGATACTTCTGCTTGGCCTTGGATCAATCGAGTGATAACGCCTGTGCCTGGCGCAGTGATTTCCAAGTCGTAGTAATAACCGCCTTCATCGATCGCAGCCGTCTGTTCGTTGGTTGCGTGTAGCGCAATCGTTCCTGCCTCTGCATCGATCGTGATGCCAGCGTCTGTTGTTAAAGTCAAAACCGCTTGAGGTGAGTTTGGGGTTGATCGCAATTGCATCGCTGCGGTATATCCCGTGAGATTTACGGGCGTTCCGTCAGGTTGATCGTAGGTGACATTAAAGAACCAGTCAGCACCCTGGTCGATTACGATGTTATATGCAACAGCCATTCATGCCCCTTGTGCTACTTCGAGTGGCTTTATCATAGCCGTTCCGCACTTCGAACATGTCGGAAATGACTTCGGCATCGGCAAGCCGCAAGAAGGACAAATGTTCGCAATCGCGTTGAAGTAATTGCTCACGGTTACCTTGCCCAGCAAATCAGAGAAGCCCTGCACCATTGCATCGATACGATCGGGAGACTTTGCGTCATCGGGAGTCCATACGGTCATCTGATCCTCGAGTTGAGGGAACACCCCTACATGGTGAATGCGGCCCTGCTCGTACATCGCTGCAACTGGCTCGGCTCGAAGTCGCTTGCCCACATGGGCGCGGATCTCACGGATCGGTAAACCAACCCGCACCTGCTTCAAGACGGCTGCCACCATATCGCCGCCTTGGTTTACTTCCACCAGGATCGCATCGGCTTTGTGCTTATCAAAGACCTCCACGGCCTTTTGCGCCCACTCAAGCGGTGAGCCTCGGAAGGAATAGTCCGCGATCACATATCCGTGGCCACCCGTATCCGATCCCACGACCACGATACCCGTCTCATCAGACTCGCTGGTGTTGGTCACGGCAGGATCGACAGAAACGACCACGCGGGATAAGGCTGGGGCTTCGGATAAGCGCGCACGATCAATGAGGCCCTTTGTCCATAGCGCACCTTCGACATCCTCGAGGATTTCACCGTATAACTCCTGGCGGCCAAGGCGTGTGCCGTTATATCGGGCCTGGAATTGAGCGAGCGCTGCTGGGGCAAGGTTGGCGGCGTTATCAAAGGTCGAGCCGCGTGTGATCACAACCGAGTCATCTGTGCGGTTGACCATTTCACGGATCAACGCGACAGGCTTTGGGGTGGTGGTGACAATGATGCGAGGGTGATCGCCCAAGCGCAAACCAAACTGCAACTGATCCCAGGCATCAGGGTAGCGATAGGCAGCCAACTCATCGCACCAAGCCCCGTGATGCTGCGGGCCACGGAAGCGCTCGGGTTCATCGGCTGAGAACAGTTTCATTCGCGATCCGTTGTTGAGGACTATCTCGCCAATGGATCGGTTGTAATGCTTGAGCATCTTGTATCGGCGCAAGACGGAAAGAACTCCCGACTCGCCCTCGGCGCAGGTATCTCGAGCGTCAGAGAATGTCGGGGCTACTATCGCCCACCTCGTGTTCGGCTGGCTGATCGCCTCCCACGCTATCCACTCCGCTGCCGTTCTCGTCTTCCCCGCTCCTCTCCCCGCTAGGTATAACCAAATCGACCAGTTCCCCTTCGGTGGCAACTGCTCCGCTCTCGCCTGTTCCACCTTCCAACGCCAGCGGCTCGCCATGATCCACGCTTGCGATGATTTGGAGAATTCTTTCAATTTCTCCGTCAATATCTCGGTGTCCGTCATAGGTGGTTACCTCCGCTTGTACCTTCTGCGCTGCATCTAATCCCAGTAATTTAGCCCTACGCTCCATAAGCCGCAGGATCGTGTTGATCGCCCGATCATCGCCCTTCATAGCCCTTGGCCACACGGCCACCTGGAGGCGGTCTAAGCGATCCAGTTCTTGATCAAGAACCTCTTGCACTGGCTCTTTAAGAACGCGCTTCACGGCCCGTTTATAGGCAGCGTATGCCCCCGTGGGATCGGCGTAGCCCACCTGGTCGGCGATATTGGCCCAGGTTAAGCCAGCCCTGCGGAGTTCGAGAACGCGCACTTCGCGGTCGATCACCTCGGGGTCAGGTTGCTTATTTTGATTAGCCATGGGTTGAAAGGTTACGCTTCCAAGGGGCGCATCACAACAACTGCGGAAGGGAATGGGGCAGCGTTGGGTTGATCGCCAAACTTGAGTCGCCCACGGACAAAGCGCACCTCGTGGTGGATACAGGAGTCGTGCCACCAGGAAGTATCGGTACGGGCTGGGACAAGGCACACGATCGCGTGTGGGCCTTTCTTGGCCTCCTGGTCGGCCTTACGCATCCATTCCTTGATCGTGCGGCCATACGGCGGGTTAAGGAATATCGCGCCCTGGGCATCCTGCTGCCACGGCCGTTGGAAGGCATCGCGGCGGGTGAAGTCAGGGTGATCAGGGCCGTACCAGTTCTCGCATAGGGCAGACGAAGCCAAGGCAGCCGCATCCATATCAAAGCCGAACTCCTCGTTCAGTTTGGCGTAATAATCCTTTGGGGTTGTCCAGGTGTCATCCTCGGAGGACTTATAAACCTCGCCCTTGTAGAAGCCTTCACTCATTTTGTCTCCTTCGCTTGTTCGATATTGAAAGGTTGCTGCGCTTCAGCGATCAAGTGGTCAAGCATTCCCTTTATGGCTTCCAGGTCAGTTTCGACTCCCTGCCAAATAATCCCAGCGTAATAATCACGCCACCAAAGCAAAGGCTGGCTCATTAACTCACCCTCCGCTCAATGGTCAGGTGCAGAAATAACAGGTTGAACTCGATCAACCACCATTCCCGAGCGTTGATGCTGGGGGAGAATGCCACGCCGATACTCCAAAAGCGGTTCGTGACCATAGCCGAGAGCATTACAGGGCCTAGCCCCCAGGACTTCTCGATCACTTGCTCTTCCTAGCGATGAGATAAGCCTGGTGCATCCCGATCATAAACATTGTGTTGGCCTTGGTTTCTTTCACCTGGCCTTCATCCATCAACCCGAAGTAATACGCCTGAGCCTCTTGAATCTCCTCGGCGATGCGCTTGCGCCAATACTTCTCGGTCTTGATCCTGGCCTGAAGCATCAGGATCGTTTCCATATAGGTGTCGTCTGTCTTTACCGTTGCCATTCCTTTTTCCCCTTTCGTAATGTCTCTGCAGAGTGGGTAGAAAGGGTGACCCACCCTGCAGAGAACTCTATTTCCCTACCAGTTCAGCGGTTTTGCCAGTGAACTTCTCCCATCGTTCCAGGATCACATCGCAATACTTCGGGTCAAGTTCGACCATGCGGCACTTGCGGTTTGTCTGCTCGGCTGCGATCAATGTCGATCCTGAACCCCCGAAGGCATCCAGGACAATATCGCCAGGCTTGCTGGAGTTCACCAGCGAGCGCTGCACGAGTTCGATCGGCTTCATCGTTGGGTGCAATTCCGAGCGGCTTGGGCGTTCAATCTCCCAAAGGTCGGACTGCTTGCGATCCTCCACCTCGTTCAAGCGTGGAGCATCGGCGTTCCAGCCGTACCAAATCGGCTCGTACTGGGTGTGGTAATCCTTGCGGGATAGCACCAGGCGATCCTTGGCCCAAATGATCGTGCTGCTCCAATGGAAGCCAACCTCTCGAAGGTTGCGATCAATGACGGGCCATTCCTGCGCGCTCATCACCAAGTAAATCGGCGCGCCAGGGTGGGAGAAGTCAAAGATTGTCTTGCAGAAGCCGCCCACGAACTCATCCCATTGGCCCTCATCCATGTGATCGTTCATGATCGTGCGGACTTTATATCCCTGCTGGTTGCCTTCATCGACCGCGCCGTAGTTCACATTCCACGGTGGGTCTGTCCAAATGATGTGCGCCTTCTCCTCACCCATCAAGCGAGTGAAGGTTGCCTCTTCGGTTGAGTCGCCGCAATAAAGCAGGTGATCGCCCAACTTCCATAGTTGACCGGGTTTGGTGCGATGTTGAACTTCCTCAACGCTTGGCACATCATCAACCTCGGCTTGGATTTCAGGCTCGGGCATATCAAAGCCCAACTCCTCAATATCCCAGTCGGCATCTTGTAATTCAAGCAGCGTTTCAGCCAGCACCATCTTGTCCCACTCGGCAAGTTCTGCGGTGCGGTTATCAGCAAGCGCGTACGCCTTGATCATGTTCTCATCCCAGTCATCGGGAGCAACTGCGACATCGATGAACTCCCAGCCAAGTGCGGTTGCGGCTTCAAGCGTTCCGTTGCCAGCAATAACGAAACCCTTGGAACTGATCACAATCGGTTTGCGCTGCCCAAACTTCTGCAGCGATGCCTTGATTGACTCAAGGTTGCGTTCGTTATGCTTGCGAGCGTTCTTAGGATCAAGAACGAGATCTTTAATCGACCGTGACTTGACTTCCATCTTTGCCTTCTTTCGCCAACCGACTGCGTTCGTCTAATAAATCATCGATGCTGCTCAAGAGCAACTCGCGCTTCTGATAAGAGAGTCGATTGCCGTACCGATCCACGAGCATCTCTTTCAGATTGCTGAGTGCTTCATCTATCTCAGCAATGGTTACTTCACCGTTGATAACGATCACGGCATCAATCTTAGACCCCGTAGCGTCATCTCGTTTGGAATAGCGCAACGACATCAGGTTCAGCGTTATTGGCATTGCGCTCTTCCTTAGTTTTACCAGCCTGGCACTTCCTCGGCTGCTTGTTTCTTTGGCGCGTTCTTTGGGATCAAGGCGACATCTGTTGCGTTGATTTCCATGGCAGTTTTCTTTTCGCCATCGCGACCTTCAAATGTTGATTGCTTCATCGCACCGTGAACAAGAACCAAGTCGCCCTTTGACAGAGAGTCGATCAACGGTTCACCGCGCTCGCCCCAAACGGTAACTCGAAACCACATGGTTTCGCCTTCGATCCATTCATCACCCTTTTTCTCGCGTGGCTTATATGCCAAAGAGAATGTGGTGAGTGCAGTTTCGCCTCGGCTGGTCTTGACCCACTTCAATTCAGGATCGCCACCGAGGTTGCCTTTAACAGTTACATTGATACTCATGTTTACCCTTCCTTTACTTCGCTAATTTTACCGCTCTCCTCGAGAATTACAAGGCGACCGTCAGGTAGGAACATCGGCGTTTCGCTTGGCTCTTGCCAAGAACCCACCATCCATCCCTTGTTGGCTGAGTATCCAGGGTTGAGATGGATCGAGTCCGTACCTAAGTTGTGGCAGCCGTGGTGAACATAGATCAGATTGCTGACCGAGTCTTTGCCGCCGCGTGACTTCAGTTTGCGGTGGTGCAGGGCCATTGACTCTGCAGCCACCGATCCACACTTCTCGCAATATCCAGCCGCTCTTGCGATCACCAAATCAACAATGGCTTGTTTAATAGCCATCAGTACCAGTTTTTAATCTGCCAAAACTTCCAGGCTTTGCATGGCGATCCGTAGCGGCTTTCAATATAGACGAGTCCTTTTCTGATTTGTGTGGGTGCTGGGGTGCTTGGAGATAACCCCAAGATCTGCGGAATGCCGCCAGCGTGCTTCTTGATCCATTTGCCGTTTTGATAAACGCGCACAGGGATCGGGTTGAACGCTTTCAGCCTCCATCCGCTTTCTTTGCCCCAAAGACTCGCCAGGCATTGCCATTGCGCTGAGTGAGTCCAGCCATAGAACTTTAACTGCTCTCGAGCGTGGTTCTTGGCCCACGCATCGCTCATCATCATTCTTGGTGCATCGGCTACTGCTGGGGATACGAATGCGAGTCCTACCGCTAAAGCGGCTGCTATAAGAACTCGCCCAAAGCGTGTCGTGCCTAGTCCTTCCGCCCCTTTCGGCAGACTTCGCAAGGGATACCCTCGTAGTGCCATTCACCATAAGGGCCGCGTGTGATCATTGAGTCCATTTTCAGTTCCTCTCGGTTCGGTTATGGATCGGTGATTATTTTACCGCGAGAAGTGGGTCAAACTGCTGATTTCTCCACTTATCGCAAGCCAACTCATAGGCCGCCTCCGATCCGTGTGGGTATCTGAACTCCTTGCGGTGAATCCTCCCGTTCGGTTCGGTCAGGGTAATCACCCGATCAAGAACGCAAGTCCCGTGATCTACAAACCGCTCGTAGCACTTGACTGCATCCAGGGCGTTATCGAAGGTCTTTGCCCAGGTGGTTTCCACGGTTGTTCCTTGATCCTGCTGCATCACTACTCTGAATTCGTACTCCATTACCATTCTCCCATTTCATCATGGAGGCGATCAGGGTCTTCTTCCCCAATCTCCTCGCCTTCCTTCTGATAATTGAACTCGTGGCCGCACTTTGGGCAGGTCACATCGTTGTCGATATTTCCCCAGTCGTCTGTGGATAAATCGCAGTCCCATTCGTGGCCGCAGCCGTAGGACTTGTCGGTTTGGCAGCCCTCAAGACCGCACTCGCACTCGATCATGAGCGTGACATCGGCTGAGTCGATGCCCGATCCCTTCATTGATCCTGGTGGGTAGTTGCTGCTCATAGCCGCCCCCAAGCCGAGAACCAAAGGGTGAACCAGGACTTGAACATCTCCAGAAAGGCTGACCAGTCAAAGCCGCTCAGGATCGAGGTCACGGTGGCCGTTTCCAGGATCGCGGTGGCCGAGTCCCATATCACGGTGGAGGTCACGCTTTCATTTGTTGAAAGATTTGTGATGCTTTGAACTAAAGGTTCAGTTCCAACATGAACGCTGCTTCCTGGCTGAATGGTCTCTTGAATTGTACTGATATTTGGCCCAGGTATAAATACTGGTTCGTAACAGTATGCATAGTAAAAATCATCTCGAGAGTCAGTGGTGAAATTCATATCCACACCATCTCCTTTGAGTAAACCATTTAGGCATCTGAAGTTTTGATATTCAGAGGAATTAGTCCATTCGTTTTGACTTACTCCTGGCTTACTTTGAACTTTAGAAATTTCGCCAGCCTGGGCTGGGGCTGCGTTTGCGATCAACAGGGCCGCTATAGCCAGGGTGCGCTTCATCGGTTGCCCCCGATCACGGTGTCGATCATCTTGGTGCATGATCCGTAGCCGAGATGGTTGCCTGGCATATTGCCCACCCAGCAAACATCGCGAGTGGCGTAAGTCAGCAGCAAAGTCAGGATGGCTGCTGGTATCACCACAAACGCGATCAAGCGGCGGCGGCGATAGATTGGTGCGTTATTTATCCTCATGGTTTCCCTTTCTTTGAACCTTAACCACACTCAGGACTTGGTGCGGCTCGAGGCCTTGCATTTGTAAAGCATCCGATACCCGAAGCCACACCTGTTCCCTCATCAGGGCGTTGCGGTGGGATCGCGTCATCGGAATATTTGGGTTCTCGGGGAGTAGATCATCCCCAACCGTCACCTCCAGGGTGACCTTAAAAGACTCGGTCATCGAGCCACCAACTGATCGTGCAGGGCCACGCAGCGATCGCAGACCCATTGGATGAACTGCTCGCCGTTGTCGTATTGATACCAGCGGCCAGTCAAAACCTCGGCTGGCTTGCCGCATAGTGGACATTCTTTCATTTGCCTTCCCTCTCGTTTAATCCGTGTCGCGCTCTTGCCCAGCGCAGACATGGCATATTGGTTCTAACTCGCCCTTGTTGATCCATACGAAGGATCGACCGCACTCAGGGCAGATCATCTTGGTGCTGCTCACGATTAGCCTCGGTATGGCTCGTGGGGTAGGCGGCCATCCTGCTTGACTCTGCGCTTGGCCTCGGCGAGCGCATCTGCCTTTGTGTAACCGTAGAAGGTCATCTCGCTTTCGACCCCATCCACGATCGCGTTGACTTGCCATCCCTTTGCGTATGGAGCGCAGGACTTGATCTTGAACTCCGCCATGATCATGCTCATTACTTCTTTCCCTTTCGATTGATTTTCTTAGTTAATAAAATTAGATTCTCGACTGATTGCGCTGCCTCTTCGCCTGATGACTCCTTGATTTGATCAAGCATGGCGCGCTCGCTCTTGGTAATGATTGCCATGTTAGTTGGCCACCATCTGCTGGCATCCGCAGTCGCACTTGGTTGGCTTCATCACGATCAGCACCTTGCTATCGGTCATGTTGACCTGATAGCCAGCCTTTTCAAGCGTTGCTTTCATACCTGCAACCTCGATCGCTTTGTTTTCGTTAAGGCGATCCCAGTTCTTGGAGAAGTTTGCTGAGTTACCCATTTCCCACTTTACGATCACTGCGCTTGATCCGTTGGTGACTTCGAAACCTTCGCTTGTGTAGTGGTATCCGCGAACGCGTGTTGCTGATGATGCGCTGCGGCTGAAACCAGCCTTTGCTAATACGCGGCTAACTGCTGCTGCGTTTGTCTTTGTTGCCACTTGCCTTCTCCTTCGTTCGGGGGCTTCCGCCCTTGATGGATAAACCATCCCGTACTCCAGGATATTTTGCAAGGATATTTCGCCAATATTTTACGCGTAAAATCCTGTGAGTTTTGCAATTAGTCCAAATTGCCCACTGTTATCTCGCAGTAAGGCTGGGCCGAGTAGATCTTGATCGCGGAGATCTCCGTGACCTGGCCATCATCCAGGTAGGCCACGGCGGTCAGCCCATCGAGGACTGCGCGGATCAACTTATCGAGGTCGGGCGGAACGCTTGGTCGATCGCGTTTCACGGTGCGGGGCTTTGGCATTCCAAAGACCAGGTCGACTTTCACCGATCCTGAAAGCGGAACGCATCCAGCCATGCGCGCCTTGATCGCAACGGCCGATCGCCAGGTAGTTAGATTGGCAGTCTGCGAATGCACGATGTTGCCTCGAAAGACTCGCATCGATCCTTGGGGAACTGGAACTCCGTCTACCTGAAATGTAATCACGATGATCTCCTAACGCCGCGAAATAATTCTCGCAGATTTTCAGGCATTGGTACAGACCTAGCCGCCGCTTCCTCCTGTTCTATTTTCCACCGAGCGTTCGCTTCTTGTTCTGCTTGCGCCTTGCGCCGAGCCAACTCAAGTTCGGCGGCCTTCTTTTCATCAGGAGTCAAAGTGCGATCGGGAAGTGGATCATCGGCCCAGCGACCCTGGTTCAACCAAGTCGAAGGATGAGCGGTGAACTCGTCTTTGCGGTTTGGGTCGTTTGCATAACGGATCGTGCCGTTAAGTATTTCTACATAGGTTGCTTCTGCTAGTGCTTTCTTGAAGGCAACCCTCGCCGCTTTCTTTCCAGCCTTCCGAGGATATAAATTCCAGAAAGTGTCGAAGTCTCCAAGAACGACTCCATTGGGTGTTTCATTGGATGGTTCATTAGGGTGGTTCATGGGGCGTGATTGTCGCCCCGTGGATGTCGTCAGAGTCGCCTCGTTATTGTCGTGATTGTCGCCTCGCTCTTTACGGGTAGTCACGGTGTCGCCTCGTAACTTTTCCAGGCGCAAGGTGTATTTATGCGGTCTGCGATCGTCACGACAGGTCGCTGAACCGCCAGCGCCCTTTGCCATCCATAGGTAGCCCTTCTCGACCAGGGAATTTACGGCCCGCTGCACCGTACGGATCGAGATGCTTGCCTTGGCAGCGATCGTGGCTTGGCTGGGCCAGGCCTCTGTGCCGTCATCAGAAGCGTGATCGGCGATGACCAGCAGCACCATTTTCTCAACGGTGGGCAGATTGGTTCGCCATACTTCGGACATTAGTCGAATGCTCATGGATCTCTTTAACCTCCCTAAATGATATTCCGTAAACCGCCAGCGACTTGATCGCCCTGATCAGGTAGGTCGGGTGCTTATCCATACTGTGGATCGAAGCCCTCTCCAGGCTGGTCAGGCCGCCCCAAACCCCATAGTCCTCGTTCTCGAAGGCATAGGCAAGACAGGCCTTCTGTATCGGGCAACGGCCGCAAATAGATCGCACCGCGTTGATATATGGGTAAGCCGAGGTACTGCGCTCCTCCTCGATCCTGTAAAAGATCTCGGGGTCAATTCCCTCATCGCGGCAAGCCGCCGCCTCCCAATCTATCGACTCGTACTTGGGCATCCGATCTCTCCTGTCGCATCGAAGTAGTTGCAGTATTTCTGACAGAACGCCAAGCGCTCGCCAGGTTCAGGGGCTGGGTCACCATTGGCAACCAGCGCCTTGATTTCATCTAGCCATTGCAGCCCGATCGCAGCGAGCGCTGGATCGTAGGGTTCAACATGGGCTTTGATGTCCGCCATTTCTCCGTCTCGAGGGATCGCTACCAGCGATACATCATTGACTTTGTATCCGTTCTGTTCCAATAGCCAGCCGTAGATCTGCACCTGCATACGCTGCTGCTCCGAAGGGAAGTAGCGCAGGGACTTCATCTTGGTGGTTTTCCAATCCACGACCAGGCCTTTGTCCACGATAAAGAGGTCGCAATGGCCCTTAAGGTCGCCATGCTTTACCTCGACCTCAATCAGGAAGTTGTCGCCAAACGGGTCTTCTCTCTTGATCGCTTCCTCGACCCCTGCGTGGATGAATGTTCCCAGGATCGCAGCGAGCGACTCTGTTTCAGGGTTGGTCTTGGGGCTTTGCTTCAACTCGTGCCAAACCCTGCGGCGGCATCCACCGATCGCAGACGGCCCGACTTCTACTTGCTGGGATCGGTCACGGCCTTTATCAAACGCCAGGAGTGACTTTGCCAGCATTCCTTCTAGTTGGTCTTTCATTTTTCCCTTTCTTAGAACCTGCTCGAATAACTGTTACGGTTGGTTGCCATCCATAGAAATTGTCCTCGTTCACCATCATGTATTCCTTGCCGCAATGATCGCACTCATAAAGCGAGCCAAAGTCCAAACGCGTGTCGATGGCCCGAGTCCAAATCATGGTGCAGTAAAAGCAGCCAGTTGTGCCGAGGTCAAAGGCTGGAATTGTCTTTGTGTAGGGCATCAGGCTAAATCCATGCTTGATCGTACTGATGCGCTCATGGATCGAGCGATTTCTACCTGGGTTTTCAGGCGGTTCACATTGGCCCTGGCCGCCTTGACCTGGGCCTCCTTGATCGCGAGTTGATAATGCAACTCCTCGTTCTCAATCACCGCAATATCCTCGCGCTCGCCCACGGTGTAGTTGCGACCCCCAGGGGATGATTTGCCAGCCAAAGCCATGCGGCTCTTGGCCATCGCCACCTCGTACTGGGCCGTTCCGCCGTGGAAAGCCGACTCGCATTCAACCAAGGCATCGTGCGCTTGATCAACTTCCTTTGATAGTTCGTAAAGGCGCTTCTCAATCTGTGCTGGTGTCACCACTTGGCTCATCGCCGTTCTCCTTTTCAACTACTCGAAGCCCTGCAGTTTGGTTTTGCTCCTGGAGCAAGATCACCTTACGGGCATCCGCCGACAAGTCGAACGGATCGGACTGCAGTTGCACCCCAGCCTTCTCCATTGCCTCGGCCACGATTTCTGCGTGAATATCCAACTCTCGAGCAAGTGTTCGAATGTAAAGGATGTTCTGATGAACGGCCAGGATATAGCCTGGGTTTGGTTGGAACTTCTTTGATTTGTCACTCATCGCGATTTACTTCTCCTTCTATCTCTCGCATGAAATCCGATAGACGCACCTTGATCGCATCCATGAAATCCATGACTGGCATCTCCTCCAGCATTTGATCGGTCATCCCTAAAGCCAAAGCCAGGTTGTAAAAGTCCTCCGCCTCAAGGTATTTCTTTACTTTCATTACTCTCATATATTTCTGCGCTGCATTCATAAGTGGCCTCCACAGTGCTTGCAGGTTCTTACCTTGATCACAGCCGTCTTGCGGCCATTGACGGACTCAGGGCTTACATAAATCGCGCAGCGATCCCTGCGCTCGATCAACCGCTCAATCAGCCCCATCTTATGAAGGACTGAAAGAACGCCTGATGCCGATCCGTGATGCCAGCCCGTTTGGTCTGACAGTTCCTTCCAGGTCACGCCATAAGACTTGGTTGCCATGATCAAGCGCAAAGTTGTCTGTTGGCGATGCTTGGTTGTGCCATCTTTGTCCTCGCGGACTGCGCGCTCCTTGCTGGTGTCTGATCCTGACCAGCCTGAAGTTCCAGCGTAGGGAGTGAGTGGGAGTTCCCAGTCGCTCATGAGAATTCCTTGGCGCGCTTGTTGAGGACATCCTTTGGTGTCGTTCCATCGACTGGAACATCCAGGACTGTTGGGTTGTTGACCCATATCTCTCGCAGGGCATCCAAGGACTCTGCTTCACCGATCCGTACGATGATGGCGGTGGCCATCGCGATGTCTTCCTCGGTGAACTTTTGCGTTTTGCTAATTGGGGCTTTGCGTGGCTCGGCCTTATATCGCTCGACCTTCTGCATCTCTTGAGCAGAGGGGCGCTTGCCAACTGGTGCTTCGAGGCAAAGGATCGAGTTACTGATTGCGCGGCCGATTGACGAGGTCTCACAGTTCTCAAGGGCCGAGGTTTTATTTACAAACCCTGCGCCAACAATCTCCTCGGCGTAGCCTGTTGCAACTGGCCGTGGATCGTCTAGATCTAAATAGATCTCGGTGCGAACGACAAAGCGGCGTTCATCTTGGTGAACGATCTCCGTGAGAACGCGGGCGGTTGGGTACTTGGTGTATAGCCTCACCAGGCGTTGTTCAACTGTCTCATAATCATCAAGATTGAAATCTTTCGATGCCATGATCTTTCCCTTTCATTTGGGGGCTTTCGCCCTGGTCGCCAAACAATCCCATGACGGGGCGACAAATGGAAGTACCCCCCGATCCTTCGGCGCGCCGCAAATAAAAAACCCCACCGAAGTGGGGCTTTTCATCGAAGTTTTACTACTTCTTTTTCTTAAGAAGTTTGCTTACTTCATCCGCAATAATTCCAAAGGCTGGGTCTTTGGGATTGACGGCGCGAAGGCCTGGGCCGATCACGGCAACTACGCCAGCGATCAACAGGTCTTTAGGATCGGTCTGACCGAGTCCGATGGCTGCGGCAACTGCCACGATGAAGGCGCGGCCGTATGAGGCCAACGCTGCCTTTTGCTTCTTGTCCATATCTGCTCCTTATGACTTAAAGACTGGCTTGCCAAATCCCACGATGAAGACTGGCTGAGACTTTCTCAACTTGCTGCCATTCTTTTTCTTATAAGCACGAACTTTCACGCAGACTTCTCCGCCATTACGCTGGTCGCCTTTCTTATCGGGGCTGGTGTTGCCCTCGATACAAGTGACCGTTCCGTCTCCGTTATCTTTGACCACGATCCCGATGTGGCTGATGCGATCAACCGAGTCGTTCGGGAAGTCAAAGAACGCTAAATCGCCAGGTAGAGGAATTGCTTCCTCTGCCTTTTCCCACTGGTTCTTTTTCATGAATGCTGCTGCGCCTGATGAGGTCAAAACGCAGTTAGGGATTTTCAACCCGACCTGGTTTGCGCACCACATCACAAACGATCCGCACCAAGGCTGGAAGTTCACCTTTGTGAACTCGCCGTACTTGGTCTCGTTATCCTTTGGGCCTTCGATGACTCCGACCTCGCCCTGGGCTGCTGCAATAAAATCTAAGCGTTGTCCCATTACTCTCCTGCTTTCTTGCCTCCAAAGGCCTCGTTAATCTCATCTAAGTCTAACTTACCGTCATCAGCAAAACCTTCACAAAGTTTCTGCACCACGGTAGCGACTCCAAGGAAGCCAGCAAGCAAAACGGACTTCCAAAGTTCGATGCCGACAACTGCGCCGCCACCGATCACCTTGAGTCCTTCCTTACCAAACACCGCAAATATTCTCGTGAGTATGTCTTTAATCGTTGCCATCATCATCTCCTTGTCGTATTGAATAAGAAATGGCCCAAATGACCACTCCCGTGATAATCAAGTAACCCAGGGCAGTCTTGCCCGAGCCTTCAGCAAATATCCAGGCAGCGACCATTCCGATCACAGTCCAGACTTGGCCGATTTGGTCTGCGAACCATTTCTTCATTGTTTTCTCCTTTGCATGGCAACGCCCATGGCCGCTTGCGAAGCAATCTGCCCCACGATCACGGCGGTGACCACAGTCTTTTGGCCTTCTTCTCGGGTTTGTTGATCCATGTCAGCGCCGATATTGGCGATGGCTTTCAGGGCCTGTCCTGGATCGGTAAAAAGGGCTGCCAAGAGTTCGCCTGGGTTCTCGACAAGTTGAAGTGCTTCGGCCACACTTGCTTCCAGGATCACACCGTTATCAAGGGTGACTAGATTTTCAAAGGGAGGCTCAGATGGCAAAGTTGGATCAGGGGATGTATATGCCGATGGAATTGGCTCAGGCTGCGATTGTGCATCAGGCGTGGGAGTGGGAGAAGGGGATGGCGCGGACTCTGACAGAGTCGGAGAAGGCTGAGGCTGAGGCGTTTCTGAAGGAGAAGAAGGTTCAGGCTCAGGCTGCTGAGTTGGTTCGGCGGTTGGCTCTGCGGAGGGCGAAGGATCAGGAGTCGGCGTAGGATCGGGTGACGGCGCAGGATCGGGCGTAGGAGTCGGATCAGGCCGTGGAACTACAACAGGATCGGGCGCAGGGGCAGGTTGCGGCGCAGGATCGGGCTGAGGGGCTGGTGTCGGCTCAGGTTGGGGTGCTGGCTGGGGTTCAGGGCTAGGGATCGGCGAAGGATCGACAATGGGCGTAGCGGTATCAACAGAAGGAGATGGCGATGGACTCGGGAGATCTGTTTGCGTTGGGGTTGGCGTTGGGGTTTCTGACGGGGTGGGTTGTGGCGTTTGTACAGGAGTCGCAGTCTCGGAAGGCTGCGGAGTTGGCTCTGCGCTTGGAGAAACAGAAGGTTGTGGCTCGGGAGTGGAAGTTGCGGTGGGTGAGTCAGAAGGTGCGCTTGTTGGAGTTGGATCGGGAGAGGCACTTGGCGCGGGAGTCGGCTCAACGACAGGAGTAACTCCGTTGTAATAGCCCAGCGATTGATCCGTGAGGTTGTCGCTTACATAGACAGGGTGGCCCTGCGCATAACCGCCCTCGCAAAATAAGCGTGGGATATATCCGCGACCTTGAAAGAATGACTGAGTATTATCCCAGCCAATTTGAAAAGTGCGCTCTTGGCCTTCTTGGTTAGCGCAGGTGACCGTGGCTAGGACTTGTTGAGCGTAGGCCGATTGAGGCCACATTGCAAAGAACACAAAGAGGCCAAAGGCTAGTGATGCTTTCCAGGATTTCAAACACGGCTCTTAACTGCCTTCCCTGGGGAGTTATTTACTGAGTATTTGGTACGCCAAACTTGTTAGTGCGATGACTGCCGATAAAGACGGAATGGCCCACACACGCTTTTCAAGAGTGCGAACTCGCGCTTCATGATCGTCAACGCGCTCATCAATGCGATCGTGCTTGTCGATAAGTCTGTCTAACTTGGAATTCATCTGCATTTGCACAATGCCCTGTTGCTGCTGCGCTTCGTAGACTTCTTTCAGCGTGATCACTACTTCGTTTTCAGCCATTTTGCACCTTTACGGTTATTGAATACGGGCAAAGAATACTAGATTAAAGCCACGCCTGTTATAAGAATTTTCGTGGCGGTTGTTAAAGTTACAGGCTTATTGTAAGTCACGGGGTCAGAACCGCCGCTTGATGTGGGATGAAATAAGTAGGTGGAATTACTGCCAGCGTTGATCGTGGCAAAGATGGTGTAAGTGACTCCAGCCTTTTGAATAGCCCCGCTTGCCACCCCTGAATAACTGGCTGGCGGAAACCCTGCTGGGGTGGTGAAGTACCACTGGCCCGTTCCAAAGTTTGTGATGGTTGCGCAATCGATGATGGTGTTAAAGGTAAACATCGGGCCAATCCGCTGAACATAAGTTGTGACGGGAGTGCCTGTGTAGACAATATTGTTGTCGGCCGTATGCAGGGTCGGATGAATTGTGGAAATCGTGGTCGAGTTTAGATTATCGGCCAACTCCACCCACTGCGATCCGTTCCAATATTTCATGAGGTCGGCGTTGGTGTCGTAATACTGGTCGCCTGTGCGTGGATTGGTTGGGGTCGAGGTTGCAAAGTTGACATTTGGCGCGGTGAAGCGAACGGCAGTTTCCAACTTGCGAATACGCGAGTCCATATCAGAAAAGATGCGGAACAAGTCCTGCGGCTGGTTCATATATGGCATTAGGCTTCACCTGCTCCCTGGGCAAGAGTTAAGGTTACGCGCTCAGGGCCATCCTCACCAGGCTGAACTGAAAGCCCAACGATGCGGTAGATCTGATCAAGAGTGTTTGGGAAGCGGTTGTCTGTGATGATCACGCGGCAGTCATCGCCGACATGATAAGTGCCAAACTCAGGGTTCTGATAAGCAGGAACGACCACCTTCAAAACGACAGGTGGATAAGAGTTCGCCAACACCTGGGCTGCGGCAAGGTTGCTCAAGACGGCGGTATCGGTGATGTCGGAGTAGTTGGCGGCGTTCTCAAGAAGCGGCCAGCCCTCGGCAAAGCGTGTGGCATCCTGGGCCGACTCGATCAACTTTCCCTCGTTCGATCCTGCGCCAAGGGCGTAGATAAGGTTGGCCACCAGCGATCCATCCTCGGGATATTCGTACTCCACGATATTGCCCGCAGGAAGTTCAAAGACGGGAATGTTGATGTTGCTGGTCGTGTACGGCGTTCCAGCGCGTGGGTAGTAGGTGTTGAAGTCTTTTCGAGGCAGCCCCGTGATCAAGTCGTAGGACACATCGATCGAGAAATCAAAGCCGTCTTGCTGGCGGCTCAAGTCCAGGATCGCCTCGTAGATGTTCTTAAGTTCGTAGTAATAGTAGACGCGGTTGACTAGAACGCCCGAGGTTGTTTGTCCTGCGGTGTTATATCCGACTCCAATATTGCCGTATGGCTGGGCCTGGGCATCCTCGATCAAGGTCTTAGCGATCACCAATTGGTCGATATTGGCAAAGTCCACGGTTTGATTCACTCGGCGATGGCTAAAGTAAGACATCCATTCCTGGGCTGATAGGGCCAGTTGCTGAGAAGTTGAGTTATAGGATCGACCCCAAATCACACCACCCCATACCAACTCGCCGTTGCGATCGACATAGATGCCGCACTTGCCAGGGATCGTGGAAGCATCCACATTGAATTGCGCAGAGTTGATACCCGAGAGCAGGATATGGCCTTGGAAGTTTCCAGTTTGGTTTAACTGCTGGGTAAAGCCCACGCCCGTGAGCGGAAGTTCGGCAATGATCTCATTCGTCAAAAGGTCAACGAATAAGTATCGGTAGGTTGTTACTGCCATGCCGACTCCTTATAAAACGATGATTGCTGCTTCCTCTTCGGTCAAAGGTTGACCAGCAACTAGTTTAGCGCGAACCGACTTGATCAAAGCATCTCTTGCTTCTTTCTTTGCAAGAAGTTCTGCTTCTCGAGCAAGTGCCAATTCTGTTAACGCATCTTGATCGGCAATTTCTTCTGCTGTCATTGGTCGATATACTGTTGTATTAGTATCGCAGTCAATTTCAGCAATAACTCTTGCAGTTTCCGATGGTTGAGTAGCCATGATTTCCCTACGCTTTCTTTATTCCATAAATTGTGACACTTGAATACTGAACATAGTTTGCACCATTTGCCGATGTTAGTCTAACGGTTGTTATAGGATCAGTACCCGACCAATTCATATAACTTTGCCACATATAACGAGGTGCAGTTCCCCCGCCATTAATCCAAGAATTAAAAGTGCGATGAATTTTACGCGATCCTGAAACAGAATAACTTGGTATGTAAATAGTGCCACCATTAAAAACATTAGCGTTTGCGTTTGCAGCGGGTGCTACTCCAATTTGCGGCCCGTTAAAATTGGTTTCTCCGCCAATAGTTCCATTTTCATCATAAATAGTTGCTCTTCGATAATTAGAACCAGTTGTGTCACCGTTAAAAAAGATATTTATTCCGTCTGCAGTTTGACTTGATCTATCGCTGCGGATTGAAAAATCAATTTGAACATCAGTATAGCCGCTTGGCATAGTTATATTAATTGCTGATGCAGATGTGTTTAAAGTTTGAGTTGTAATAAGATCAAAAGTATTAGCCATGATTACGCTTCCTTAATCCCAAACACTTCAAGAACTGTACCTGCAGAGAAAGTTCCTGTTCCATCAACACCGATCGTTATTGAGGTAACGCCAGCATTGCTGCGCCATTGACTGTGCATAATATCTAGACCGTAATTATGAGGAGTGGCAGTGCTACCTTCTGAATAACCCCATGTGATTAAATTATCTG